TCTCCCCCGGGTCGCCCTTCGGTCCCTGAGGTCCGGTTGCCCCCACCGGGCCAGCCGCACCTGTTTCTCCTTTCGGTCCCTGTGGGCCTGCCGGGCCTGCCGCACCGGTATCTCCCTTTGGACCCTGTGGACCTGCATTTCCCGTCAGACCGGTCTCTCCCCGCTCTCCCCTGTCACCTTTCGGCCCCTGCGGGCCTGCCGGACCAGCATCACCTGCCGGTCCCCGTTCGCCGGTTGCCCCGACAGGGCCGGTGTCACCGCGCTCTCCCTTATCACCCTTCGGCCCCTGAGGACCCGCGGGCCCCTGTTCCCCCTTTGGCCCGGGAGGTCCCACCACGGTGGGGATTCGGTTTACGGCGTCTTCCGCCGCTATCCTGCTTTGTTCCGCTGACTGTGCGCTTTCTGCTGACTCCCGGGCTTTTTCTGCTGCGGTCGTTGCATCCCTGGATGCATTACCGGCTGCACTTTCTGCCGTCTTTCTTGACAATTCAGCTTCTGCTGCACTTTGTGATGACTCACTGGCTTTTTGAGCGGCCGCAGAAGCCGAGGACGAGGACGCATCCTCTGACTGCTTTGCTGAGGCTGCACTTTCCGTCGCCTGCCGGGCTGACTCCGATGCATCCCCTGCAGAAGTCTCAGCATTTACTGCACTCTTTTCCGCCTGGCCGGCTGATATACCCGCATTCCTCGCTGACGTCTCTGCCTCTCCGGCATTCTTCTTCGCCTCCTCAGCGTGACGCGCTGCCTCTTCCACCATCTGTTCAAAACGACGCAGTGCCTCCGGACGGACATCATCCTCCGTCATGGCACCGAGAAAATCATTCAGCGTACCCGGCTGAGAATCTTCATACACGGTGATGGTCCCGGCATGTGACGGCGGGAACCCCTCCACCAACAGAATAACGCTGTACTGACCGTACTCAACGTCCATACTGTAACGCCCGGCTTCATCCGGATTTTCTGAGGCCAGCGTGTTCACCACCACAGTGGTACTGTTACGTTTTGCTTTCAGCTGGATTGTGCAGTTCTGTACCGGTTTTCCTGTGCCGTCTTTCAGTACACCTGAAATCTTTACTGCCATATTCACCCCACAAAAAAGCCCGCCTGAACCGGCGGGCTGTCATAACACTGTGTTACCTGGCTAATCAGAATTTATAACCGACACCCACGATGAAACCGTCAGTGCGCCAGTCACCACTGCCGGAGCCTTCATAAGCAATATCAATGGCCACGGACTCGGTCGGGTTAAACTGCACGCCAGCCCCCCACGCCAGAGACGTGTTGCTGTGGCAACCGTCATCACTTCCGGTCAGCACATCGTGCGTTTTCCCCTTGTTGTCAGTTACGCGAAGATAATCCCCGGAGAAAGTCGACACACGGCTGTAAGCCACACCCGCCATCGCATACGCGCTGAACCATTCATTCACGCGCACAGACGGCCCCGCCATCACGCTGAACCAGCGGTTACGCACGGAATCTTCATGCCAGCGGGTATCGCTGTAACGGGTAAGCTGGCGATTCTTGTCTCCTGCATAGCTGAATGACGTCACCAGCCCCAGCGTGTCCGTAAATTCATAACGGTATTTCACGTTAATCCCGTTCAGATCATCGCTGCCGGGAACGTTCGTCGGGGCATGAAGATACCCCGCGCTCAGTGTGGACTGATGTTCAGATGCCCATGCAGGCGCACCGGATACGGCCAGACAGATGGCTGCGGACAAAATGGCAGCACAAAATTTACGCATAATTACCTCTCGCTTTTCTGCAATAAAAAAGGCACCATTTCTGGTGCCCTTATATGGGTTATAACAATTTCAACGAATACTGATGCCGGAAGCGGCTTTTTTGGTCACAATCACCGTACAGTCGGTGATATTACCTGCCCACTGATTGCCTTTATGGAAAACCTTAAACTCCAGAGTGACGCTTCCCCTGCCACTCGGCATATCAATAACCGCACTGTAGCTACCGGGAATGGCCCCTTTAGTTTCTCTGGATGCGATTAATACACCGTTTTTGCGAACTTCAAAACCATAACCCGTGTAACTTGTACCTCCCGGGTTATTACCACTTCCCGGATAGCTATACGCTATTCCGTTAAAGATAATGGGCGGAATAATGATTTGACGGTCAAAGTTATGATCATCGCTGATGGTGACTGTAACCGTCCCGTTTGGTGTTTCCGTGTTACCCCACGTACCAGCCTGTTTCGGGAATGATTTGGATACAGCTTTAACGAAGTCACCTCTGACCTGAGTCGCCTCCAGCATGCCCTTAATCGTACAGTTTTCATTTACCGTGACATTGTTGAGCGTCCCGGCGTTCGCATTCACACTGCCACTGATATCCGCATTTTTAGCGGTCAGCTTTCCGTCCGGAGTCAGGGAAAATGCCGGTGGATTTCCACCGCTGGTAATGGTGGGGGCCGTCAGGCGTTTCAGGAACACGTCGTTCATGAATATCTGATCGCCCTGCCCAACAAACATCGGCTTTGTGTTGCCATTCGCAGGATTAATCATCGCAATCCTGTCCGCCGCCAGCAGCACCTGACTCTGCATGCCGTCAGGGGTGTTCTCAATACCGGCCCCGATACCCGCAATATAAAGGCGTCCGTCCTGCATCTGCTGCAGCTTCACTGCCCACATGCTGTTCAGGTTATTATTTGTATCAACCTGAACCTTCTGTATCTGCTGGATTGCCGCACTCTGGTCTTCCAGTTTCTTATTGACAGTCTGCGTGATTTCATTGCTGACATCCGTAATGGACGTCCTGATTTCAGCCAGGTCAGGCGCAAGCTGACCGTTATCAATCTGCGTCCACAGCTCCTGAGCCAGATGGGTTTTCCCTATCTCGCCTTTGAAAAAATCCAGGTAACCTTCCGCATCATCGCTCGCCTGACCGACAGCCTCCACGAATGCCGATTTGCCAACGGTGTTCACACTGCGGATATAAAAGTAATAATCATGGCCCGGTTTGATATTGATACTGGCGGCTATCCAGTACAGCCCCGTGCCAAGATAGCGGGCTGTGGTTTCAACCTGCCTGATATCGGTAATCCGCTTTTCCGAGAACCAGAACTCAAACTGTACCGTCGGATCATAAACCGCAAGATGCGGCGTGGCGGTTATCTGAAAATACCCCGGTATCAGCTCAATCAGTGACAGGCGCTGCCGGTGCCGCAATCCGGAACGATACCGACGCCGGATCACCCTGCTGCCCCCACGCATTTACCGCCCGGACTGTCAGCCTGTAACGCCCCAACGCCAGCTGCCTGAAGCGGTATGTGGTTTCCGTCGTCCGGGCCGTGCTGACCAGCCGCTCACTGCCGTCATCCGCTGCCACGGTCAGGCGAAGCAGAAAGCTCACCCCCTTCACCACCTTCGGCGTGTCCCAGCGCGCCAGCACCTGATATTCCCCACTGTCTGCGGTGACTTCGGCGGTCAGGTGCTGCACCGCTGGCGGCGTGACACCATTCACCGTGCCGCTCTGGTCGCCGTCAAAGTGCGCCCCGTTATCCACGATGGCCTCTTTCTCCGGCACATGCTGCACAGCAGTGATGGCATACGTGCCGTCATCGTTCTCACGGATACTCACACAGCGGAACAGGCGCTGACGCAACGTCGGCAACTTCAGCCCCCACACGCTGTATTCGGCAACGCCGTCAGGAACCCGGTTCACTTTCACCTTAAGTCCGTCGGTGACGGACTGAACCTCCACGCTCACCGGATTACCACTGCCCGTCAACCAGGCTTATCAGCGTGGTACCGGAGGATGGCAGCGTGATTTCACGGTCGAGCGTCAGCGTCCGGGTCTGGCTGTTCACCGCCAGCACGCGCCCGCCGGTGCTGATACCGGCATAGTCATCATCGCAGATTTCAATGACATCGCCCGGTACATGGCGAAGCCCTTCAGCACCCACGCTGAAGTCCACGGTCTGCGTTTCCAGCAGTTCTGTTTTAATCAGCCACAGCCCGGCGCGGTGTGCCTGCCCCCGACTGGTACAGCCAAAGGCATCCATCTTCGTGACGTTACGACCGTAACGGGCAATGGCCTGCGTGTCCTCCACAAGCTCTGTT